CTAACAGGCTGTTAAAAGAAGTTATTTCTAAAGAACTTAAATTAATAGAAGACTTGTATGTTCCTGGCGATGGTTTAACAGTAGATTTTGAGCACATGTTATCTCAGGCTGTTAGAACTTTTGAACAGTCATCTAACAAGCAATACGCTAAAGTTGAAGGGCTTTTACCCGATGAAGCTCTTTTGTTTGAAACAAACTCTTTAAAAGCGGGAGTAAATAAACTTTTTGGTGTAGACGCACAAGGCAACGTAGTAGACACAATAAGACAAGCCGCTGGTGCTGGAGCACAAGGAAAGCCTCTTTTTGCAGCATTATTAAATTTACCAGAAAGAATATCTTTATCTCAATTACAGTCAATTCGTCAAGCGTTGCGCTTACAGACAAAAGATCCAGAGCTTGTTGGAAATTTAGCTCAAAGAGATATTGGAGATCTTGTTAAAATATTAGACAACACCATAGAGCAACGAGCTATTGAATTAAAATCAAAGTTTTACGGGGGACAACGATCTCTTTTTAACCCAGAAGAAGCCGCACAATTACCTATGCGAGATATCTTAAAGATCCGAAGAGAAGTTGGAGGAGATATTTTTGGTGGGTTTATGAAAGAAGACCCTCTTTTACAGAAAAAATATTCTGAAGGGATTGAAGCATTTTTAGATGCTAATAAATTTTATTCCGAAGGCATGGAAACCTTTGGTTCAGCTTCTGTAAATATGTTAAAGAAAAACATCGACGACAAGTATTTTATTGATTTTCAAAGCGTTAGTGATTATTTAATTCAACCGGGTAAACCAGCAACGCTAAAATTTTATCTTGATGCCGTAACGCCTAACACGAAAGAAACCATATCTATCCAAGGGGTTCCTCAAAAAATATGGAATGACATTGCTGATGCTTTGCCAAACCAAGATGTTACATCGGTTAACCCTGGTCAAGTAACGGTTGTAAATCAATTAATAGATGACGCGGTGCAACAATACGGCTTAGATCCCAAAGTACTCCCTAAATTAATGGGCTGGTATAAAGAAGTACCGGGAACAGACCCTTTTCTTTTAAGAACTTTAAAAGAATATAAAGAAATTGTAAAAACATACGGCGATGATGCTTTTGCAAGGAATAAGCCTGAAGAAGTTGTTAACGTAATGCGAGATCATTTAGCTCGACAATGGCTACAAGATACGGCTAGAAGAACTACGACAAGAGGTTCCATAAATTTTTCAAGTGTTGCAGACAGCTTTGAGCAGTTAGGCAAAGAAGTTCAGGACAATCTTTTTGGAGTCACTGGCGCTAGTGCTTTACGACAAACTATGCGAGATTTTCATTTGGTGGGAGCTAGTTCCGATGAATTATCTAACATAGCACTGAGTTCAATAAGCACTCCCCAAGCAAGAGAGGCAGTTAAATCATTACAGGAAACCGTTGCGAGGGCTACTTCGGAAGCAGAAGATTCTCTGCTAAATGCTGTTAAAAACGGTCGAATTGAAGATGCAAATAGTTTAGTTGTCGGTTTAATGAAAAGCCCTCAATCCATGCAGAAGCTAGAGTCTTCTTTGGTGGCTCGTAGAGTTAGTGAGGGTCTTTCGCAAGAACAAGCGGCAATAGAGGCGGCTCAAGAGTTAGACAACATACGAAACCTTACCATGAATAAAATTGTGTCTAACGCTGTAGGTGACGCGGATTCTTTTACTACGGAATCAGTTGTGTCTGGTGCTTTTGCAAAAAGTTTAGGCAAGGTAGTAGATGACTTTAACGCTAATGGTGCTTTGGCTAAAGTTCTTACAACATCAGAAGTTAACGGTCAAAAAGTAGTAGATGATTTAGTTAAAATTTCTAGGCAAGCCGAAATTGTTTCTGATGCTTCTTTAAAAGGAAAGGGCGGTTTAGCCCCGGCGGCTTTTGCTGCTGGAGCGGCATTTAGGTTAGTGACCCAACCAATAAGCTTTTTAGGTGAAGCGGGTGCTATTTTTGTAATGGGCCGTTTGCTTAGGAACAAAGGCTTTTTAGAGTTTATGACCGCACCTCAGCTGACTAGCAAACAAAGAGCTGCGGGAGTAAAAGCTGGTGCTAAAGGTATCGATGATCCGGCTTTTCAAAAAAGGCTTTTAAGGGTTAGAGAAATAGTTAACCAAGAAATTAGATTAGCTACTGCACTGGGTATTGGTGGTGGAACGGCTGAAACAGCCGAGACAATACAAGAAGCGGCTGCTCCTATTGTAGAAGACATTAAGCAAGAAGTAGCACCTGCCGTAGAAAATGTCAGGCAAGAAATTGCCCCAGAGTTACAGAACATGAGAACCCAAGTTGATCCAAATTTGTTAAGACAATACACACCTGGATCTACAAACTTAACTGCATCAGATGTTGAACGAGAACGAGCTCGAATGGGCATAGCAGGACTAATCTCTTGAACACAGAGCAGTTAAAAGAAGAAATTAAAAGCGACGAAGGCTGTGTCTACGCTATTTACCTAGACCATTTAGGCAAGAAAACCTTTGGCGTTGGTCATTTGGTCACGGAAAACGACCCAGAGTACTTGCTCCAGGTAGGCGATGTGATAGACGATGACCGAGTAGACAGTTGTTTTGCAACAGATATCGAGATAACCGTGGACGAATGCCTGGCGTTATACGATGACTTCTTTGATTTACCGGAAGAGGTACAGCTAATCATTGCTAACATGATGTTTAATTTAGGGCGAACCAACCTGTCTAAGTTTAAAGATATGCGTAGGGCCGTGGACCAAGGAGATTGGAACGCAGCAGCAGATGCAATGATTGATTCCAAGTGGTATATGCAAGTAACTAACCGAGCTCAAAGATTGGTTGACAGAATGCGACAAGTGGGAGAATGACATGGCTACAACGAAAAAAGTGGTTAAGAAAAAGACTTCTAAGAAGTTAGCTGATGACAGCAAGTATGCTGAGTTTGACCTTGATGGTGATGGCATTGTCTCTGACGAAGAGATCCAACGGTCACAAGAGTTGATGGAGCTGGAGCTTCGAGAAGAAAAAGCTGACGCACAACAGAAAATGGCGTGGATAGCCATGGGTTCTATGCTGGTGTTTAGTTTGATTTTGTTTAGCCCTATAGTATCTGAGTCAAGAGTATCGGCACTGGCTGATTTACTTGGGTTATTTTACATTGCACAAGCCGGCGTGGTAGGTGCGTACATGGGAACATCTGCTTGGATGAGTAAAAAATAATGGCAAAGCCTTTTGTTTATAAGTGCGAGCTAGACCGAGTTGTCGATGGCGATACGGTAGACGTTAACTTAGATCTGGGGTTTAAAATTATTTTAGCTAAACAAAGGGTTCGTCTTGTAGGGATAGATACCCCTGAATCACGGACCAAGGACCTTGCTGAAAAGAAATTGGGTTTACAAGCCAAAGACTTACTCACAGAACTTTGTTGCGATGGTTTTGTGCTGGAGTCTCAGGGACGCGGTAAGTACGGTCGTATTCTTGGCGTGTTGTGGGACTTTGATGGCAACAGTATTAACCAGAAGTTAATTGAAGCTGGGTTAGCTGTTGAGTATTGGGGTGGAA